GTTTTTACGCACTATCGCTACTGTGTTCCCTGAAATATAGCCTTTATCAATCGCTTCTTTAAACTCATCTATATATAACATATTTTATCCTCCTATCTATCTATTCGATAAAAAATCCTAAAAATAGACAATTTTAAATTTTTCTGTTCTGATAGACAAAAAGATAAATATTTTAAAAAAAAGTATTGACTTTATATAGTACATGTATTATAATTAATATATAGAAAGGAGGAAGATATGAGGATATCAGAAATTGCTGATTTGCTTACTTCAATCGGAACTCTGTTGGTTGGTATAGCAAGCATAATCACAGCAATAAAAAAAGAACCTAAAAAGAAAAACCGGCCACGGAGATTCAAATAAGGTTCTAGTAGTAGTTTGGGGCTCAAGCCCCTTGCCACTACTGATAGTATATCATATCTAAGACAAATATGAAATATTTGATTATTTTCGCGATTTGTTTAGTTGTATTTTACTTTATTAATAAGGATGATTGAAATGGATAAAGAATTAACACCTCAAGAAAAAGCAAATAAAAAGTGGGCAGAAAACAATAGAGAACATAGAACCTATCTATCAAAACGATCTACTGCTCGTAGTTTTATTAACAAAAATGCTACAAAAGAAGACTTATTAGAATTAAAACAATTAATTGAAAGCAAACTCTAGACACAAAAAAAAACCCCCCATCAGAACATGTCTGCGCGTATGCGAGGGAGGCCATTGATATTTATATATACATTATATATTTTTATATAGCTTATTGTCAATGATTTTCCATTTATATAATTAAACTTTTTAATAAAATATATTTTTCACCCAGTAAAAGGCACCTAAATACCTCCTGAAAAATCTGTTCAAAATAATAAAAAGCCCCCGCAAAGCGAGGGCATTTGTCTTATCTAAAGGAGCTTTTCCTTTCGTTTATTTTTACATATCTGTTGCGTTAACTAAGTAGCTATCTTCTACCCATTGCGCCGACTCTGGATGGTTAATGCGTGACCATCCATTCACTTTTTCATAAACTCTTACACGAGTTCCTGCCTTGATAAATTCTTTATCAGCGCTACTTGCGTTTGGCTTAGACTCTACATAATAGTCTGTGCTAAGAGTTGCTTCGTAATAAGGTACATTTGAGTTGTCTAATTTAGTGTTAGTAGCTAGTTTTTGATAAAAAGTAAGTTCTTGTGGCTTATCAACCTTAGGTATATCCATTTTGCTACTATCATCTGCTAACAACACAATATTTTTATCTAAACCACCTGCTACTCCTACACTTGTAAACTGCCACCAGCGAACACCATCCATTGAAGGGAAGAACTCCCACAGCGGCTCTGTTCGTACTTCGTAGTCTGGATAACCAGCTATCCAAATGCTATTAGGGTACTTAGCGATAATTTTCTGATAATCAATATTATTAAGCGTAAATGGTTTATAGCTGTAATAAATAGGCTTATATCCAGCGCTAGCGATTTTATCCATAAATGCAATAACTGCATTTGTGTTAGCTTGCTTGTCTGCGCTTGCGGAATCTTCATAGTCAATGACTAAGTATGATACTTTTTTGCTTGGTAAGTTAGACAAAAATAAGTCTGCTTCCCGTTGCGCTAAAGCACTATCACCGCCAAAACGTCCAAAGTGGTAATAGCCAATTGGGTCGCTTGTGTTTGCTTGTTGTTGATGTCTGTCAGACAGCCAAGCAATTGACTCGGATACCTTGATAATCGTTTTTGTAGTGCCCGCCTGCTGACAAGTCGTTGTTAAATCTGCTTGTTGATAAGCCGATACATCGATAAAGTAATCACCTTTATTTAAACCGGTATTATCAGTTACAGTAACAGCGTTTTTAAAGCTTTTTGGTCTAAAGGCTGTTGGATAAGTTGCTGAATATGGGATTTTTACAAGATTGTATGCACCGTTAGCACCCCCTTGATTTTGCCCCAAAAACCAGCCATATCCGCCTCCTGCATCGCTGTCAAAAATTGCTACATGACTGTAAGGCGTTACACCGTCAACAACCATAAAAATAGCAACATCACCAGCTTGCATAACTTCCACTTCATCAAAATAGTTTAAGATACCATTTTCGTGACGTTGCTCCCATATATCCCTTGCGTATCCTGTATTTGTACAGTTTGCGTATGGCAGTCCTAGATACTTACAGTAATCTGCGTAGCCATCCCAACATTGTGCACCGAAAGACCCATCAATATCATAAGCGTTACCATTTGACCTGCTTTTATATTCTTGATAAGTTGCCATTTACTCCTCCTTTCCAAAAAGTAAATAAATCGGATAACTAAAAAAAGCAACCACTGCAAGCGGTATGTACAGTATTGCTATTGCTAGTACCATTGCTATTTTAGTGATTGCACGCATGTCCCCTCCTATTTTTTTGGCTCGTGGTAAGTCAATGCTTGCTCACTGTCTGAAAGACCTTCGGTTGTTGGGTCTGTAACAACTCCAAGTAATACCAAAAGCGTTACTGCTGTGTTTGCAATATCCGCAATATTTGACGGTAATTTAATACCTAATTGCTGCGCTAGCAAAAATATAGCTCCTAAAATAGCCATCAAAGTTACTTTGTTTTGTAGTCGTAATTTTAAATTAATCATATTTATTTCTCCTATTAAATAATGTTTTTATTTGTTCCTTGTTGACAATGATGTCGTCTTCTGTTTTTCCGAGTCGTTGCTCGTGGATATCCAAGATTTTATGTATCTTTTCCCTGTCACGCTGTGAGTCTTTTAGTTCGTAAGCCAGTTCTTTTATTGTGTCTTTAAGGGCGCTCATTGTATCTTCGTTTTTTTGCATCGCTGTTTTAAACGGATTAACAACAAACGCCCACAATCCAACTACCGATAAAATCGCCCCGCTTGCTGCGCCAATTTGTAGTATGTCAATGTTCATTCATTGCCTCATTTTCCTTCTGTACCAACCGTAGAAACTTCAATTAGTTTACGTACTCGCTCTCGACAAAATGCTGGAACGTCATCAATAGTAATCCACCCTAGTTCAATCTGCATTGCAAAGTAATTAATCATCATTGTTTTTTCTCCTTTTTTGTTTTTAAATATGTGTACTGCTATTTTCGCTAGCGTTGTTAAGCGTTGTATCATTCAATTTCCCTCCGTCAGCCATTGTCTTAATCAAATCGTTAACAGTTGCTGCCATCAGTTTAATCATATTTTCCGCTTTATCTGATTGCGCCTTTGACTTAGCAATTGCGTCATTAATTTTTTCAAATTGTTCTGCTTCTGCTTTGTCTTTGTAAAGTTGCTCAAAGATAAGCTTTTCACACGTTTTTAAAGTTTCAACAAATTTTTTATCATTTTCTTCTGCTGGTAGCGTCACTTCAAAATTTGCTTTAATCGTGCTAGACGTAAATGCTAAAATCGCTTTAGTCTCTTTTACACTTTTATCTTCCAGTAAAACTGGGTATCTATTCAAAAATTCAAGCATAATTCCTCCTTTTAAATTATCCAATTAATTTGTCCTTTAACATTAACCGCCCATTTTGATGGGTTGAACCATAAAATACGACCATCTGCACTAACTTGTACATTTAATACATTTAATTGCACAGTCCACGCAGTAACCGCAAACATCATTTCGTTTGGAATTAAATTCGTTGGCATGGAGCCCACAGTAAAACTATTTATTCCATTTGTTGCAAAGTCATATTTAATAGTGACCATACTCCCGATTTTTCTGTAATTAAAACCGTTTCCGATAGATTGCCAACCAGTATCTTCTATTGCCGGTGTAGCTTGTGGTAGACTATCCTTTTTAGCGTACTCACTCCAACCGCTCCATGACCCATTTTCCAAAACTCTTGTAAAAATGGTTTTGTTCGTGCGGTCATAAAATTGTTGATAAGCGTAATTGGCTGTCTCGTGTCTTACAACTGTTAAATAGCCCGGTCCAGCACCACTTGGTCTATTAGCACCTCTAAATACACAATAAAAACCTGTGTCTTGCAAGCTATTTAGGTCAGTGTCGTCATGTCTAAAAGAACCACCATTGTTAAGAGCAAGTTGTTTTTGTTGGATTGGCTTGCCACGGGCGTATATATCTCCTGCTGCATCAATTGACCCACGCTCCCACTCTTTACCAATTGCTACTCCTGTTGTCTCGGGATTACCACTATCTTCTATTTCTACTGCTACAAATTTTGCAAGAAGAGGTACTCGTTTAGTATCATTAGTCCCAAAACTGTCTGAGATAGTCCCATAAATATCAAATGATTGATCAGACGGGAATTCACCACTAAGTACAAAATTCTGATTGATGAGTTGGTATTTATCTGTATAGGTCTTACTTGCTTCAGAAGTATCAATTTTGAACGTTTTAGTGCCAGTTGGCGCCGTCTTGAAACTTAGCGTCATTTTATTTTTTTGCAGCTTATTAACAGTTAATGGACTAACTGATGCATTAACAGTTACAACGATTTGTGTGCCATCAGCACCGCCGCGCTGGGCGCTAAAATCTAGTGCTATGCCGCTATACGGTAAAACATTTATTTCGGTTGTTACAGGGTCAGATACACGCCCTCTGCTATCTGTAACTGTTGCTTTAACGGTAGCTTTACCTTCAAACTTTAAAATGCCTAGCAAGCCACCGTCTGACTGAGTAGATTGGTTTTTACCAACAATTTCAGCGTAGAAATTTTGGATTGTAGAGCCGTAAATCCCATTCGCACCATTAAATACAACAGTTGGATTAGACACAATTTGCACAAAATTATTAGAACCTACTAATGCAGATGCTTTTTGATTTGTATCCGATAAAACAAGACTAGAAATTTTAGGTTTTACACTGTCCGGTAAAGTCAGATAAAAAATAGCGGTCGACGTCCCAATGACCGATCCATTTGACTTAGTGTCAACGTAAATTGTCGCTGGTGTGCTAGTAGCGTTCGGAATCGTATTAGCCCAATCTAAACTTGTTTTAAAAGTTGTTGAACCTTTTATGTCACTAGCAACAACCCCTGTTATACCATTCACATTGTATCTGACATCGTGTGTAAAATCACTTGAACTTTGATTGATATTAACATTTAGCGTATCTCCAAAATAGCCACTGCTAACCGATACTGCGCTGGTGCGAGGTATTTTCGTAAGCGTGAATTTTTGATCTGGTATCGTCAACGTTCCGGGTGCGTATCCGCCTGGACCTAATAACTTAGCGGCAACAACGACCGTTTTGTTTCCATCTGCATCATGCGGAACTCTGATTGTTTTGTCAATCAATAATTGATTGCCGTTAAAACCGATAGAGGAAGGTGCGTTAAAGTCATATTTAGCACCCACCCAAGCATATCCACCGAAGTTATACTGAGCATAACTGTTAGTACCAGAAGTCAAATAGAGCCTAAATCTTACTTGACTACTATTGTCTGCAACCGACGTTGAAACCTCGTCAACAATATAAGTTAAGCGATAACTCCTGTCAGAGTTACTATAAAAAGTTGTCATCTATCCTCCAATCCCTCTAATTTTCTTGATTTGTAAACGCCCCTTCGAACTTTCTTCAAACAAAAAGCTTCCAATACGAAGCCGCAAAGTGAAAACACCAGACTCGATTTGTAGATAACCTTGACTAATAAACGCAGTCTCAGTGCCACCTGAATAAAAAGCTATGCGATCAGTTGTTACTCTCACCGACGATGTACCATCTTTCATTTTGATAACTAAACCATCATTTGAGTATGACATATACTGCGTAATGGCTTCTGTAACAAGTTGTACATTTTCGAGCTTAGCCAGTATCTGAACAACTCTATTAGCGTTTGAAATCATAGTTTGCTCTGATACTTTTTGACCATCTTCTATTTTTTTAATTTGATCAAGTAACTCTTTTGCTTTATCTTGTACTTCTTGCAAACTTGCAGCAGCTTCAAGATTAGCTTTCATCAAACGCTGTTCTTCCGCAATAGCGTTTAACTGCTCAACAGTAAAAGCACCATCGGCTTTTGAATCAAGATTACTTGCTTTATCAGCTTCCGATTCCTGCCAATCGCCTGTTTTATTTCCCCTAACGAGCATAAACCCACCAGAGCTGAAACTACCTTGCTCCGATGACACCATCGCGAACCTTGGTCTAATCCTACCTGTCTTAGTTGGTGTAAAAGTGATTTCAAAACGTCTGAGACTAGAGTCAACGTTTTTTATAATTGTCTCTCGTGGGGTATCGCTAGTAATAAAACCATCTGCTATATCATAAAGATAAAAATATAAATTCCCAGCTACCTCACGTTTAACATAAGCACTAAAAGTGTACGTTACACCTTGCTCGACCATGATATCTTTTGCATGCGACACTTTTTGCCCACTAATCCATTTTTTAAGCGTGAAAGGACAATTAGAGAGGTTCTCGTCTTCTAGCGTTGCAGAAGTAAACCAATCAGTCCCAAAAAATGATTTTGTACCATCAATCAGATTGTTTGTCCCGACGACAACCGTCCCAACCATGTCAGTCCAGCGGTATTTTTTAGGGTCACTTGAATCTATTGCATCGTAGTCAGTATATTGCCCAATGTAGCGCTTGTTTGCACTATCAGACACGCTAAAGTCAACTGTCCCATCTGAGCTGTTTGCATACGCTACATGCCAGTAAGGTGTCTTACCGTCAGCACCAGCTGGACCTTGGATACCTCTAGCACCATCTGCGCCTTTTATCAAATTCCACTTGTACTTTTTAGGGTCGTTTGAGTCTATGATATTATCATCAACATACATACCTATGTATGTTTTGCCAGTATTATCAGATACGCTAAAACCAGTAGTTCCGGTTTCGTCAAGGGCGTAAGCAATGTGTGTGTACGTTGCCTTTCCGTCAGCACCAGCCGGACCAGGAATACCCTGTTCTCCTCTCGGACCTTGTAAACCATCTATCCCCGGTGGACCTTGCGGTCCTGGCAACCCGTCTTTTCCGTCTGCACCGTCTTCTGTGTCTGTAAAGGATATTTGCGTACTTGCTACAAGTTCCTCATTTAAATATGCCTCAACTGTTATATTTAAAACGTGGTTAAAGTCGCTTGCTTTAACAATTAGCGATGGTCCGATATCAATTAGCGAGTCACCATTTTTATAAAAATAAACTGCTTCATAGTCTTTCCCGTTCTTTTGCAAGCTAGGAGTTAGGACAGATTCACCAGTGCCATTTTTAAAAGCGACACCATTCGAAGTAGCTAGTTTGATTTCGTATGGAATTGACTCATCGTATAGACGCAACATATCACTGATTAAATCAGAAGCTAACTGACTTTCTTTTTCGACAAAATTGCTGAATTTAGTTTTGTTAGAGCTGGGATTTGTTATGGATATTTCTTGCTCAACTACTCGTGCTGTCAAAATCAGCGGTGGCTCGTATCCGTCGTCCTGTATCCGCACAACATCACCAAGTTCTAAGTCAACATAGCCATCAACTTCGTATGTAATTGCTGGATATGCGTGTGCTTTTAAGTCTTTTAGACCTGTTGACATCAAGACTTCTTGACTATCAGTCTCGACTTCCATGTCTTTTCGTATCCAGTTGTCTCGTGTCTCATTACCGGTTAAAACAGATGGATAGCGGTCTCTTGAAAGTGGTGCGTACAAAAATCCATTTTTGAGATAGTACTCTACTTTACCGTTTTCATCTTTCCACTCTTTGTAGATAGAGTTGTCAATATAGATGATTTGTTCTTCTTCATAGGTTTCTGTTCGCGCCTCTTGTACAACTTCTTCGTACGATATCTGTGTTCCACCAGTAACTTGCTGTGTTGTTGCCCCGTTAACAGACATTCCTTGCGCTATTTCACGTGGATAACATACTGTCTGCAATCCAGATGCGAAAGAGTTAATGTCATATGAGTTTTCGACAACATACATGCGGCCAACAAAGTTTTGCTCCAAAACAGTAACTCTGGTCTTGGACACACTCTTGATAATCCCTGTGTGCCCCCATTGTGTTGTATAAAACGGAGCACCAAAATTTGCTTTAACATTATAGATACCGCCAGCTTGCAAGTTGCCAGCATTAGGCGACCTGTCTAGCTTCCAACCATACGCCCCCCAGTTATAGTCAGTACCGATTAAAGCAGCAGCCATCCCACCGCCAATGCGACCACGGATACCACCGATGGAACTATCAATCCAAGCTCCGTCTAACTTCTTAGCGTACCAACCAGACAAAGCATAACACTGTCCTGAGCCGATTCTGCGACCTTTAAGTCTAGTAGCTTCATTTAGTGCTTGCATTGTCTTAGTAGCTCTTCTAGCTACGTTTACGGCTGTTATAGGCTGTACTGGTGTTTGCCACAGCTTATCAATCGTATTGAGGATATTTCCAGTTACTTTATTGATACCATTTCGGATATTAGTCATCAAATTTGTGTAGCTTTGATATCCTGCTGCTGCATAGTCATATTTAGCTCCACCAGCTCTAAAAAGCCCTTTTGTATAGTCTGCTATATTCTTTTTGCCGACGACATTATAAATCCCTTGTTTTGCTAAAAGATAAGTGTAGTCTTTTAAAAAGTCGTCTACACTAGCATAGTGCATGTACGTTCCGCCCTCGTTTGCAGGACGAGCCATACCAGTAGTGACTTTTACTCCGCTAGGACGTGTCTGTGCTCCACCTGTCATTCCTGACCAGTTGTTATCACGCCTACCGACAGTTGAGTCACCCCAAAAGCTCTCTAAATAAAGTTGCGTGATGATTCCACTTGGCAAAATGTTGTATTGCACTGCGTAGTTAATAATAGCTTGTACGTTAGCTTTTTTGATTGTATGACCATAATATTTAAGGTCTCCGCCTAAGTACGTGCGATTTGAACCAACCGTTTTAGTGACTTTGCGAGTTACAGGATTAGAAATAACACGCTCGCCTTTAACATTTTTTTTGCCGTACGGGCGTATGGCATTATAAATCTGGCGCTTGTCAACTGTTTTCCTTATCCCAGAAATATTTTTTTGATAGCGTAATATCACATCGGTCTTATCACGACCTACACCATAAGATTTGCCCTCCTCGTATTCTTTGTAAATATTAATGATGAGTTGCTTAAACGTGTGATTGAAATTAAGCTTTGTCTCAAACTCAATTTCTGCATCGAAATTATTAGCAATTGACAAAAGACGAGCTAACTTAGTTTCTTGACTAGTCCATTCCAATGTAAGTTTTTTGTCCTTAACTTCGTTTGTGCCAACTGTCAAAGCACCCCAGTTTAAAATATCAAATTGCACAAGGTACTCTTCAAACGACATCGCTTTAGTTGCTTTATATGCGTTGCAATACTCATTTAGCAACTCTAAATTAAGATTTTCACAATAACAATCAATTTGTTTTTCATCTTCATCAATTTTCATGATGTTTAACAATTGTACTTTACCTTTGTGCACAAAAGAGACAAATGCTTGATCGTTTAGTACGTGATATTTATGACTAAGTGGGCTATCGCCAAGCAAATCTTTTTTATAAACGGAGAATTCTAGTACAGACGAGCCAGTCTTTTGCTTTCTATACCACTTGTGGTTAAAGTAATTCAAAGCTCCTTGTTTATCATTATCCAAAAAAAGGACAGGTTTTAAATCCGGTCCATGAATTGTTAACATTTATTTGTACCTCTCTTCAAAATCAATTGATATATCAGGTAGCGCTGCGACCCAGCTAGACAAGTGTACGACTAACTCTGATTCTCCTGGCGGAATCGAAATCATCTTAGAACCTAACACCACATCTTGTATTGAATCTATATCTTTTGTACTTACAGTGTCATTTTCAAAGTTAATGATAACCTCATCCCCCGGCTGGTACTTATTGACGATATTGTTGTAATGAGACACTCCCATTTTTTCAAAATTGACTTTTTCAAACAGGTTGTAGTTGATATATTTAGAGCTATCACTACATGTCCCCATTGCAAGATGTATCTTGCGAGATTTTTTTCCTTTAAGAGATGGAACAGTTACATGATGATGCGCACCGTTGAAGTAAATACGAAACTTGTCTTCTTCCCTGAAAATCTCAACCGCTCTGCTTCTATTCATCGAAAAAGGATTGTGATAATTTCTATCTGCTTGGAATTTAAACTGCTTGTAAAATCTCCAGCCTACACCGTCATCATCAAGAGCAAAGAAATTGTATTCTGTTTCAAAACCATTTTTTCGTTTGTAAGTTTCGATTCCATACAAAAACTCGTCATTTCCTTCATCGTCGATTCCCGTTACACAAAGCTTTAAAAAACCTTTTTGATCCTGAGCAGTAGCAATAAAAATCTGTTGCCACCACAGGTGCTCATTGAGAGTGTATTCTCCGTTTGAATCAGGATTGATAATAAACGTTCGAGTCCCAACGTGCTCGGTGTAGCCCGGGGTAGTACCTCTATTTCCAATAACAACATATTCACCGCCTTTACCAGAGCCTAAGATATTATCAATGCGCATCCGTTTAAGTTCTGTGTCATATGTTGGTGGCATGTGATTAAGTTTTGCGACGTTTGGCGCACCGTCCAGAGCTTGTGCTATCGCTTTTGAGTAATCAAAAAGGACTTCGTTACGATGAACGATAGTCCCGTCTTCTTCTTCAGGAGAACCAACTGCAAATGCTCCAGTCTCATTTGCAATTCCAATATAGCCATTTTCGCCCAAGTGCTTAATTCTAAATATCGGAAACGCAGGGGCTGTCCCGTTATTTTTAATCTTGAAGGTCATTTTATTTCCGTCTTGAGTATAGTCTTTAATGCGTCTGTAGGACGTTGAATGAGCATATGCATCTGCAACTATAAACGTTATCTCACCAAAGCCGTTCATCTTGATTTCTTTAAAGTTCAAATCACCAACCTGGACAGCTAAATAATAGCGTCCAGGTATGTGGCTAAACATCAACATCTTAGGCTTTTTAGAAGATAAAGCCAATTGTAGGGCATCGTAATCTTCTATTGTATTGTATTTTACCCAGAATGGGACTTTTATTACTTTATGCTTAGTTTTCGTTCCAATAAAAATGCTACCATCTTTGCCACCAATTTCTTTTAGCTCCGGGTCGTAGTCTGCGCCACTAAAGACAGTAAAGCCGTCTGTAATAGTAATCCACTTAGTCAATTCGACATCGCCAAAATGACATCTTACAGTTTTGTAATCTACCATCTGTTTATACCTCTCAGTCTTTCTTCTGTCTGTTCGTCAAATTTTTGTCTCGCTGCTATCGGCTTAGCAACGACTCTGGCAAATTCATTTTTATCAAATTGCGCAGACACAACAATAGGTCTATCGGCTAAATTTTTGATGGCAGATAACAAAGCAGCATTGCCGTTAGTGTAATTATCTGTACTAGTCACTTGACTAGATAAATTTTTGTTTAAAGTACCTATTCGCTCAAAGCCATTGTTTACGTTAGTATCCATATCAAAAGCTAGTTGAGGATTTCCGAATGAAGACTGAATCTCTTCGGCCATTCCGTTAACTAAGTTTTTAACTGGTTTAAATTTATCAACAAGTCCTTGATGCAGACCTTGCATGATTGCGTTGCCGGCTGGAATAAGTAAACGTCTATCGTAACTTATTGGTCCTTTGTGATCTTTAATCCACCCTGCAATATCTCCGACAAAATTTTGAATATCTCCCCAGACATCCTCTAAACCTCGCAAAAAACCTCGCATGATAGCTCTACCTGCACTCAATAAATCAATCGATTTGATTGCATTGATAAGCTTTTCACCAATATTGTTAGCTGTTTCGTTTATTTTACCTATGACACTCAGAATCCCTTTAACAAAAGTTATGAGTAACTGAACTCCAAGAGCTAGCACTTTAGGTAGATTACTTGCTATCGCTCCTGCTAAAATCGCTATGAGTTTTCCAACAGTAATAACGATATCAGGTAATCTTGCTATAATCCCTTGCACTAAGTAACTTAAAATTTCAAAACCTTTTTTTAAAATTGCTGGGTAATTTGCTTGCAACATCGATATAAAATTTGATATCACAGATACTGCCGAAGTTGCTACTTGTGGTAAGTTAGCTAATATTCCATCTATTAGATTCAGGACGAGAGTAGCCCCAGCTTGCAAGAGTCCAGGTATACTTTGTATTACAAAAGATACGAAATCTGTAAATATTTTTCCTGCCACTGTTAAAAATGCAGGATAGGCTGTTAGAAAGCCGTTAACAAAGCTAATAATAAAGCTAATGCCAGCTTGCATTAGCGACGGACCGCTTGTTTGCACAAAACCAACAATTTTAGGTATTAGCTCTGAGAAAGTTAACGAAATAACCGAACCAAATCCTTTAAAAACATTTGTTAGCATTGGTATAAAGTTATTCAATACAAAGTTGCTTGTTGTATCAAACAGCGCTTTTAGCGATGGTTTGATATCCTCACCTAAAGCCATTTTCCCCAGCAAGTTTTTCGAAGCTGCTTTCATAGCTTCAAACGAACCTGTGAACGTTGTTGCTGCCTCTTTAGCGGTTGTCCCGGTTATCCCTATTTTCCCTTGAATAGCGTGAATAGCTTCATATACATCTGAGAGATTTGAAATATCATATTTTTTCCCAGTTAGCTTTTGGGCATCTGAAAGCAAACGTTTCATCTCTTCTTGCGTACCGCCATACCCGAGTTTTAGATTGTCCAGCATCGTGTAATTTTGCTTCGCAAAACCTTGATAAGCATACTGAATACTTTCCATAGATGTACCCATCTTGTTAGAGTTATCAGCCATGTCTATCATAGCCATATTTGCGACTTTTGCCGCTTTGGCCGTATCCCCTCCGAGCGACTGAAGCAAACTAGCACTAAAGCCAGTGACACTTTCCATATACGCATTCGCTGATAAGCCAGTTGTTTTATAGGCTTCGTCTGCATATTTTTTTACTAAATTTGCGTTGCTTTTGAAAAGGGTTTCTACTCCTCCAAGCGACTGCTGAAGCGCCGCTCCTTCTGAAATTGATGACGATATTGCTTTTGTGACCATTTCGCCTATTTTAGCAGCAGCAATGACACTCCCCAATATCCCAATCAATTTACCTCCTAATAGGCTACCTGCAGAGCTCCCTGCGCTTGACGCTTCTGGGTCTAACGTCTTACTTATAGATCCAGAGATTCCTTTAGCCGACGGCATAATCTGCACGTAAGCTTGTCCTAAGTTAGTAGCCATCAGCTATCACCTCCAAACCCAAGAATGTTATTTCTAGTTTCTTCGAAATCCTTGCCACTGCCGAATGAAACAACTTCACTATCTTTCTGTTGATTATCAAACATTGTTGAAACCATTTCTGGTCTATTTTTACCTTTTTGGCCATCTGTCGTTTTCATCCAAATGAGCATTCCAAGTCTGTCAAACATCCCAGCTAGTATTCGTCTTTCAAATGAGACTCTATTACCTGAAATAACTCGATTGATTCTTGATTCTTCTCTCAAGCCTAAAGAAAAAACAGCTACTTTTAGAGGTGGTAGCTGTTTGTAATCATATATGTGATAAGTTTCAGCTAAATCACAGACAAGAGCATCTTCGTCCATTTTTAGCATTGTGGCAAGGGCTATTATTTTTTTAATTGACCACTTTCAAAAATTTCTTTCACTTCTTCCATCAACGCCTCCGTCGAAACAGTCCCGTCGCTAGCGCGTAAATGATTTTTTAAACTTTCTACTTGGTCACCTAGCAACAAACGTAGAACTTTCGGTAAAGACAGCGGATTGCTTTCTAAATCCGCTAGCGCCTCTACTAATTCATAATTTTTTAAACGCGATTCTTCAATCTTATATTCAAAACCTGACGATGTTTTCATTAACCAGCTCCTTTTATATATTCATAGTGAGTGTTTCCTTCTGCATCAGGAAACGCTTGTAACGTTGTCTCATAACCAGCCGCTTCGTTATCGACATACTTAATTTCACCAACTTCGGATACTTTCCCTTTTGGTATTACAATACGTTTAACTGTATTGTTTTTCAAAATCATCTCGATAACCAAACAATGTTCCTCTAGTGGTTTTGAATTTGATTTAACAGTAATCCCGGCTTTAAGGTCTCCAGTTACATTATCTTTGCCATAGATTTCTTTGAGTACTTCAATATTCAATGCTTCAATCAATGTATATGTAAATTTATCTGCTTTACTTTTTTGTGCAGATTCTACAACATCGCCACCCCACGCTTGGATCTCTTCTGATTCTCGTTTATCTTCGTTTGATAAGCCGTCTTCGGAAATGTACCCTAATGACTTAAAGGCTTCGTTTAACTCTGATGCTGTGTCTTTGGGTAATTCTGTTCCTAGCGGCGCAGTATAAATAGCACCACCAATTTTAGGTTTAGCCGTAGTAACGTTTGATGAATTTGCTACCATATTTCCTCCTTAATAATGATTAATGTCAAATACAGCTTGATAGCGATAGCGCTTAGTTGCTGTATCTGTGAAATTGTAGTCAGCGTTAAGATGTACACCAGAAACTTGTGGCAAGACATCAAGCTGCTCAATTACTTGCTTTACTTTGTCATTAAGTAAAGCCGCCTCATACAACGATTCGGCATAACTTTGAAAAGCAAACGTGGAACTTAGCAAATGATTTTGCTTAGCCCCGCTAGTCTTTTCTAAGATGATGAATCGTGCAGGTTCATCTTTTTGATGTTCAAAAAAAGACGGCACATCTAAGTGCTCGTCTAAATATTTTTTGATAATTACTTCAATCAATCATCGCACCGCCTTCAACAATGTGTTGTTTTTTGAGTTATCTTTCTTGGCCTTTATGGTTTTAGCGCTAACCATAGCATTAGCCCTATTTTTCCCGACATGGATATCTTGGGCATAACCATCACCACAACGTTCTCTGATGGCTGTGGCCTTAGTGGTTAATACCTGCTGCATTTCTGATGATTTCATCAATTCAGCAACACCAGCTTTATTGAGCTTGAATTTAAACTTACTCATATCTTTCCACCATAACTTTCTTATTCCATTCAAGCGGAATAAACTCTTCAATACCTTCAAGAGCTAGGCCGACAGTGCGCCACTTTTTGTCAAAAAAGCGGACCTCTTTATCCTCCCAATCATGCTTATCTCCTTTTGGAATTGCCAAGATATATTCAACTTTTTTTCCGGTCAAAGATAACTGATTGGTGATGTCTTCGGTAGTTGCCGGTGCAACAAGAACATTCTCAATTTTAATATCAAAATCAACTTTTATCGGGTTCCCGAAAGGGTCTTTTCCGCTAATCGTCTTGTCGACTAAAGTAACTGTTATCCCTTTCAATTTCGCCATAAAGCTCAATTCCTCCATATCGCTGTTTTTTTAGTCCGAGACGCTTCAACTCACTATCCTTAATAAAAAGACCACCTCCTGGAACCAAATAAGTTCCAGACCAAGTGTAGCCAAGTGCCGATTGACTTTCTTGCGACATCGGTTCACCTTGTGTAGCAGTCATCAGCGTTCTCGCTACAATATCTACAGTTACCGATTTCAATACAGTAGCAAAGTAAGGAGTTTCCAAAATCATTTCATCTAGATTTTTACCCACTTTACTTGCTTCTAACCTCAACGTGTCAGAGACAGTCTCTAACAAAGCCTCAGCACGCTTGATTTCGTCAACGGATAATTGACGCCATAATAAAATAACGTCATCTGTTGTCGCAAAATTTGTCATAAACTTCCCTTTCTTATTTAGGGAGTAATTCTAATAACTCAGATTTTGTAGCAGACGAGTTATACTCAATTCCTAGCCCTGTCAAATGTTCTTTCAGAGTTTGAACGGTCCAAGATTTTTCATCACTTGTCTGTGTCTTATCTACTGTGTTAGGAACAATCTCCCAGTCGCCTAACAGCGCACAGTCAGTAACGACTACTGCTCCTGTGTTTTTATCTCTATAAATCATCCTTGTACCTCAACGCGAGAGAATGCTTTCTCATCTAAAATTCCCCATCCTATGAATGCTTCTGTACGGAGCAGGATTTCATTATAAGCCTTTAGATCACGTCCAGAGCCATCTGGGTCTCCATACTCGATAACTTCCATTGGGATATTTTCAGCATAACCCCACTTGAACATATTCTGGAAATCTCCGACAATAGCATGGTCATCTTTAGCTGTGCCACCTTTCATAGTAAGTGTCTTGTTGATGTCTAAAGTCATATTAAAGAAGTTGCTTGGACGTTGCCCGAATCGAAATTCAGGATACATCACATTATCAAATTTATCTTTTCGTTTAGACATATCTTGTCCTGCCTGTGGTGACAAAGCGATACCTGTCACATCATTTCCATTTGCTACAATCGTTGTAACAGCTGCATCAATATTGTCGTCAATTTTATCTGCTTCGTATTTGATGACATTACCAGTCACGACCCCATCAAATGAGTTTGTAGCTTTGAATGAGGCATCTGTCATTGTGCGAGGTTCAAGACCATGAATAGCTGCAATATCAAAAGCCTCCGCCATTTTTTTAGCAAAACCGTCAGCATAATGTTTTAAGAAATTCAATCGTTTTTCTTCTGAGGCATACTTAAATTCGTCAGTCATACGTGCCTGATAAACAAATTTCAGCGGTTTAATAATTTTAGAAGTGACCTTTGCGGTATTCCCTAATTTTTGCTCACCTTCACCAACAATCTGAGCATTACCATCCAAGTTGAAAACAAATTGTTCTACTCCGTTGAACGGGATTGGTGTTTGACCAGATAATTTCGCAAGCGTAGAGTGACCTTTCACTTTACTCATGATTTCTGTTACTAGTTCTGGTTTAAATAATGTTCCTGCTTTAATTGATTCTGCCATGTTTATTCTCCTTTGTTAACTAAATTACGTGCCATTTCAATCCAACCTGCTTCTTTTTTGTCGGTAATAATCGGCTCGTTTGATTTTGCTGGCGGTTGTGGTTGAGACGGCTTGATAAAAGATGCTAAGCGTTCTGCATCCACTTTGAGCCCGTCTTCATCATCGCCTTGCAAACGATTAGCTAAATCGATTGGTAAGCCATACTGTAACGCTACCTTTGTCCGTAAATTTGCTGTCTCATAACCAGCGATTTGATTTTCCAAAGTAGTAATTTTCTCTGTATAGCTATCAGTGTTTGATTTAGCATCATTCAAAGCAGTTTGTAAGCTGCTGTTTTCGGTTTCTAGTTTCTCAACACGAGTTTTCAGTTGGTCGTAATCTTGATACTTCTCACGTTCTCGAGCAATGCGAGCTTTCACAATCGTGTCCAACTCTTCTTGTGTTTCAATAACTTTAAATTCTGACATATTAACGTCCTTTCTCCTGCTTTCCCGGCAGTTCGGTAGATTTTTTAGCAGTAAAAAAACACCCTTTCGGATGTCGTTTTTTAACAGCTGGTTCTTTGCTTTCTTTTTGGCTTCGTTGTGTAACAAATCCAGTGCGCAAGCAATGCACTGTCCATTAAGCTAATGTCTCTATCATCATAAAGCGATTTATACCCAAAACCACCATTCGAGCCAATTTGCCTTTTTTCGCAGTTTGTAACTACCGCTGTCAAAGATGGCTGGTCGTTGTGGCAGATAGTCTCTTGCATGATACCTTGTTCCCACATCGTGTTAGCTGTGATAATTTCAGCAACTTTAGGCAATTCTGGTTTCTTTAAACCATGCTCTCTCATCTCTTGAGCAAGTAATTCTTGACCGCTTGCGCCATCAATAACAACTTTAGCAATGTCAGCCGATTTCAAAAAGTTAATAATCCATTGAGTTCCATTTCTGATGGATAAACAGTCAATAGCCTCAACAAATACTTTATTTTCTGATGCTCTTGCTGCAATTGACAATGATACGTTGTTACCGTCTTGGCCAAACTTAATCCCAACAAATAACTTACTTTTGAGTTCTGGTACTTGCTCAACTTTTAGTTTAGCCCACTCCTTTTCAGATATAACTGATTTCTGGTTAAATGACGGCCAATATCCTAAGCGCTGGATATTGTGATCAATTTCATCCTCACCTAATTCAGCTTCAATTTTACGCTCATTTAAGTGATATCCCATTGACGGGTTGGCAACATACCAACTTTTTACGTCATGTATTGGTTGCATTTCGTCAACAGACCATTCTGCCCATCCAGAGTAGCGTCTGTCACCTTTTAAACACTCTTTACGATAAGATTCAAAGACTGTACCAGTAGATACCATGGTCGGTGGCGTTCCACACATAATAGTCATTGGGTTATCGCTATCAGTTACCGTGTATTTCAACGCTGATTCTTGCTCAGATGTGTATTCTTGCGCCTCATCAATAATTAGCAGGTCAAATCCCTCACCAAGACCTCCATTTGATGTCCTAGTCCTAAACTGGATAACAGAACCGCTAGATTTAAACTCAATACGCTCCTGCCCTTTGGCTTTATTTGATATAAAATCTTCTCCGTCAACATATCCTGACATTTCAAGATATTTTTTTACTTTTTCAAACGAAGAGTGAGAAGTGCTAATTCTGTGAGCAGTATGCAAGATTTTCAATCCTTTATGCAAAGCCCACAGCTCAAGTATGTAAACGACTTCTGTTTTTCCGTTTCGTCGAGGAATAGCGTAGCCGTATTTTTGATGCACCCACAGGTTATCTTCGTTGATAGCCATCATAGGTATGAGCATATTCTCTTGCCACAAGTAGCAACTTAGACCTGTTTTTTTGTAGTAATTGATGGCTTCATGAGCTAGAGTTTTAGCAAAATGTAAATTTACCGATTGAGTAGGTCGCTGATTGCCAAGCTTTGCTTTCGTCTTAGTAACCATACTTTTTTCCTTTCAATCGTACTGCATGATAACCCTTTCGCTGGGAGACAAACCACCTCCTTGTTTCGAGCATAAAAAAAGCACTTGCAACACTAGCTAAGCGCTTATTAAATGATTTCAATTGATTTGATTTCTGATTCAGAAATTTCTGTATATCCTCTCTCGTTTTTTACGACTAAGACGTCCTCGGGAGTCTCATTTGTATCAGCATCGCAATAGTATGCTGTTCCAGTCCATATCTCATCATCAATGTCAACAAGTGAAATTTTCTTATTATTGTACTGCAATAATTCCATTACTCTCTCCTTTCATGATAAGTTGGAACAATGTGCGATCCGGTCTTTCCGTAATGGATAGTCAGGCCATTTACTAAATTTCCTGAGTAAATATCAATACCTATCGAAATATCTTCTGGTAAATCAATAAGTTCCTTATGAGTCCGTCCCCTTCTATTCTTGATTAATTCACCAGTTTGTTTATACTTTTGATATAAAGCATCGGTATCCACATCATCAAAGAAATAACTCTTACCTTCTCCAGCGGTTGATTTGATATGCCGAGCTTGTTTTTCAGGATTTACCTTATCTAGCCAACTTCCATTTTTAAAGTTTCCTTGGATGTGTGCTTGGTCTTTTAATCGCTCATATCTTATACCATCATTATACTTCAAGTCTTGGAATTTAGCTAGAGAAATAGGGGCTTTTGTACCTAAAATGGATACTATTTCCTTATATTCTTTGATATCAGACTTACGGTTATTGTCTCTGATGTCAATATTCATCTGTTTGCGTCGTTCTAGTATATCAGTAGTTTCTTTTGTCCACTTTTTCGACCATGAATTCTGACGCTTGCCGTTTTTAGGATGATAGTCGATAACACACTGACAATGTTGATGCCTCTTGTAAAAATCTTTTGGTTCTTCGTGGTAAATATACTTACCAGCGAGGCGATCGCACCAATCACAACACTTACCCGTCGATATACGCTCAATGGTTGGTGTCATTCCAGCCTTAGCGTGAAAATCAGCATTAGCTCTGATACAATCATCAACGATAGATTGACTAAAATTAACAATTGGCTCATCGAGAAGCCACTTGACATCGTCAAATACAGGTTCACTCGACAAACGATTGACTAACCCGTCAATTTTATCTTGATTAAGCGGTGGACGTTGAATTTTTAAACTAATTTTAGCCTGTTTATTTAAATTTTGCTGGACATTTCCTGCATAATCAGAAATTAACTCATAATTATGTCTCAGTATATCATTCACGAGACGATTAGCAATATTATAATACATTTTACCGTCTGGTAATTTATCAGAGGTAACAGAACCTGTCAGAGTCAAAGATAAAAGTTGTCCGACTTCAATAGCAAACTCATTGACTGTCTTATAAGTCGCTTTTTTAGCTTGCAATTCTGCAAAAGCCTTAGCAACGACCTCACTTTTGCCAAAATACTTTTCAAAATCCTGTTGAACAGATTTTAGTAGCTTAGGTAAGACATCATCAACCATCAGTTGTCACCTCCGTAGCTTTTGGAGTTGGATTGTCAGAACCTTTTACCCCAGTTAAGTCCCGAATAACGTCTGCATCCATGAAACCAGGAATAGCCTGATTAAGCTTAATAGCACCATCACCGACAAGAGTTAACATGTTCGCGTCAGCTTCAAACAATGGCTCCCACTTAATTACAGTATCCATGAACTGATTGCGAAGATAAGGGAACTCATCTCTTAGGCAAACCGCAACATAAGCCACATTTAAAAAACCAGAAGAGAAAGAGCGTTGAGCTTTGCGTCCTGCCGCTCTTAAATTCTCATGCGCTGCTTTAATGGCTTCTACTGATGATGGATTGTCAGAAGGGAAACCAAGGTCATCAAGAGTAAGTCCAGAGCCGCCCGCGAATAATGAAGCGTACATTTTTAAATGATCCATGAAAGGGGCCATGCTTGCTGTTGTAAATTGCCCAACTGTTGGTTTGTCTCCATCTTCATCTTTTGATATCTCTAATAACGTCGAAACAGTAGCACGCCATTTTTCCATAGGTTCTGCATCAGGATCCATTCCGAGGACATACTTTTGAGGGAAACTATAAAACTCTGCAGTAACTTCCGCACGCTCTAAAGTACGTTTGGCGGCCTTTTGGTGATACATCCCAGCTTGGGTTATACGACTACGTCCGAAGGGACGTACAGCATCTGGCCTATGAATTACAGGGACAAGCAAAGGGTGTCCTGTCGAGTTATCAATGCTATATGGTTTCTCATCTTTGGGATAGTACCAGGTTTTTTCGCCTGTAAAATAAGCTTCTAATGTAGGGTTCTCATTTGAATCCGACTCTAAGACTGCATAACCTTCCGTCAGTAAAAATGTAGTCGGATCAAGAATGCCTGTTGCTTTACTCGCTTCAATAACTTGCATTTTGGGTAGGCTATCTTCATTTCCTGGCATAATATATACAAAGCAACAAGACGCAATTAACGCTGATTGAATAACTGTATCAAAAAAGATGTCCGGGTTATTGGCTTTAAATATTTCCCAAGCGTTAAAATCATCATTAGCAAACTCTCTAAAAATAATACGGTCTGCTAGACTATCAACTCCTTTTGTGGTCCATTCGATTACAGATCTGTACATTTCGCGTACGCTGTCAGGCATCACAATGCTTCTCGTATTGTCTCTGTCGTCCATAGCATAATAGCGATATCTTTTATCTACACCAGTCTTAAAAAGAGCTAACTTCCTACGAAGATAGCCCATACCCATATAATTCATTGTTGCTCCTTTATTTTTTGCATAACTAAATCTACAAAGTTTTCTTCGTGAATATCTATACCCTCAACAAGCGCGATTCCTGTAAAACCAAATTCAGACTCATTGTCTAAAATTTCCCTCTTTAGTTTTTTATAGTGTTGTACCAAATTACGTATTTTTTTAGGCTTTTCTGTCACATCTGCGTTAGTATTTAGAACTTTCTTTTTTTCTTTCCTCTGTTCAGCCCGTTTTTGCTGCATCAATTTACGTTGTTTCTCACGAATGCCCTTTTTGCGGCATTCTTCTGAACAATATAAACTTCTGTTAGTTTTAGCTTGGAAAGTCTTTTTACAAATTAAACATTTCTTTTTCAATATAATCTAACCTTAAAAAATTCTAAATCCTAACGCGAGAAAAAATGTACAGTGACGGCGTGAAGCTCGGCCACATAGCCGATAGGGTCTATATGCCCCCTAAAATCAATTCTAATCGATTTTAAGTCTTCTTAATATAAATCATCATATTTATTCTTTAGATGCGTAGGACGTCCAGTCTCGGCTTTGAGGTAAGTTTCTATTTCCTACAACAGTAGCCCGTACGGCTGTCTGATTGATAAATAACTTGTCAGACTTTTGCCTATTACATTGCCAATGTGTCAGCTGTAAATTATCCATTGACGAAGGGTGTCCTCCTTTCGATATTGGAACAATATGATCAATTGCTGCACTTAGCGGATGTGGATACTTCAATGACTTATCTACTGGCCTGCCACAGATACCACATAGGTGGGCGGTTTTTAGCAGCCGGCGTTTATTTTTTTCGAACGCGACCCGGTGGGTACCTTTTTTATCTGCACGCAGTTTGCAACATCCCCTCTTACAATTGTAATAAAAAGCCACCACAATGTGATGACTGAGTAAAGCGTGTGAGTGGATTCGAACCACTTCGCCTAGATGTTAGCTACTTACATCACAAGGAATTGAACCTTGTTGCCAATACACGCTATAGGAACAGTCGGAATCGAACCGACACATATAATCAGACCGTCGACAATCCAATTATCAAGGCGCTACCTCTACCGTTTTCCAATCACGGTTCATGTCCCAACGGTTTAGTCTTACTTTGCGCAAAGGTCCCCGTAGAGATACTAGTGCTTATTTTTAAAGTAAGCCTATAGACCCATCACGAATCGAACGTGATTAATACCATAAGGTCTACACAAAAACGGTTATAACTCCGCTCCATGTCCCACGCCCGCTGTATTGCTCTAGTGGCTGAAATAACCACTACTGAGACGGCAGGATTCGAACCTGCGTACGTTCCAGACCCTTTATAGTCATATCGCTCCCCCAACTGAGCTACGTCTCAACACCCTATCTCGCCTTTTAGCTACAAAATAGCAAGTTCGATAGTAGTTAAAGTTGACGACTAAATAAATAGCCTGTTGGTAAATGATTATCTCTTCTTGCTATTTTGATAATACTATATTAACACATATTTTTATGTATAAACTATTGTATTACTGTATAAAAACTAGTCAAAAACTCCTTGCTCTACAATCAAAGAACCCTCCCTATAAAGCTCTGCAAAAGCTAATAATGCAGCATCTAGCGTGTCATAATAAAAACTCTCTGACATACATAATTCTGTATAAATAACCTTATCTGCATTCTTGTAAGGAGATAAGTATTTTTCATACAAAATCCTGCGCTTTTCTGGATCCAGTATCATACTAACTGATTGCTCAATTGCTTCTAATTCTTGTTCAGCTGACACACGGTTGAGTGCTAAGCGTTCAACTGGCTTACTAGGAATTCCATGTGATTGTCTAGGCTCAAAGGAATAAGTGGCTGTCACTTTTTGAGTATCTACATCATTAGCGATCCTACGCCAGCGTGGATACTCTCTTAGTTTTCGCTTAGCGTTTGATTTAGTCTTTTGTATATTAATTTCTGGAAAAAACGTCATGAAAGCTCCTCGTATGATATAATAGTTGTACGAATATATACCGAATGGCGCTTTCACGAGCGCTTTTTTATTGTTCTCCTTTCCTTCCTCTGCTGACTTATTTTTGTTGTTAAATTGTCGAGTATTAAATTTTTAGTTTTGCGTCAGCACTTTATTTGCAGCATTACGCTTGTATAATCATCTGTGAGCGATAACAGACTTTAGATTTTTATGAAAAAATGTCGGAGGATATTTCCCTTTCTAAAAATTTCGCTCTATAACTACGTAACGATTATTCCACGCTACGCAGCTGAATACTTACTGAAAGCTTCCAGGGTAAGTTTAACGAGTATTCCAGCTCGTAGACCCACAGAGCCATTGCAGGCTCTTAGGCGCTTGCGTGGGACTTTAATTTGCTTCTGTGTTTAATAGTTTAAAATGCCAAGTTTCATATTCACCATGATAAACGAAGCCTACATAGCCTTCATCAACGATTTTATCGCATACAACATATGCTAAATCAGTATTTTTTAAATAATCTTTTTCACCATATTTAACAATAGCAATATCATGTTTTTCACCACTTCTAAAATAATAGCCAGGGGACAAATTATATTTGTCATTGTTAAAATCATTTGCATATTTTTTGGATATAAAAATTGTTTTTTCTTTCATTCCACCACCTCTTCTCTAAACTGCCACGCCCAGTCGAAATCTTTGCGGATTTCGGATTCTGTTAGTTGTAAATCATTATCTGTCTTTAGTAAGTCTAAGTTATCTCTATGCATAACTTTGATACTTACATTTCCGCTAAGTTGTCTCATCAGCACAAAACTTAACTGTCTTTCATTCGGATTAGGTATCTCAACTGTATAAAGCTTCTCTTTTTCAATTGTGATATTTGGATAAGCTAGCCAAGCTTCATAAAACTCACGTTCATTGTGAGTTAGCCACTCTCTAACTTCATCAGATTGTCGACTCATGTGTTGATGTAAATAATCTACATCATCATCAAAGCTTTTAATCACATCAAATATCATTTGTGGCACTTCTGGTTTTGGTTGGTCAAGTGTGTCAAGCAAGGCTTTTACCTTATGGGCTGGAATCATTGGAATCTTCCAAAGCTCATCACTATCTACTGACAATTTGTCCACTATTTTTTTCGCTTCTTCAATGTTCATTTCGTCACCTCATTCTATTCTGGATATGTTTCTGCATTGATAAAAAACTTATCAGGATGCTTGTTCCAAGTCATTACGTTTTTAGCTTTAGTTAAAACTCCTTCGTCTTTTTCGTTTATCCACACTTCAAGTTCTGGGTCAACTTTAGCTAGCACTTTATGTAAATCTTTAACTTTCATTTGTCACCTCTTTTAATCTACGTCCACAGAAAGGACAATAATTGAATTTAACACCAGTAAGATTAAATATTCTTCCAGTTGGTGAGTCTTCGCAGTTAGCCAAGAAATACCAGTTTTGTCCTCTTTTTTCCCAGTAACATAAATAATTTTCCATCTTATCCTCCATTCGTCCAATAAATACACAAATCTCTACTTAACACAACTGGTTTACCAAATATTTTATACGACGATTCAAGATTTGTTATTTCAACATCAAAACCGTCCCCTAGCCGTTGTTTTAGTAAATCTATTGTTTTTTGACTGTCAAGTCGTCTAGCTAAGTATTCATCGTCCTTGGGGATAGCGATTTTATAGCCAGAGAAACCTTTCATCGCAGATTGTTTAAGCTTCTCCTCGATTTTTAAATCATCAAAAAATCTATCAAACCATTTTTTGTGTGATTCTGAACCGCATTCTTTTACTTCATCAATTAATGACATCCTCATCCTCCATTCCCAGTCAATTCTGCAAACTTTACAAATGTCATCCAGTGAGTTGTTCCTCGTCGCTGCCCAAAAAGTGGTGTAAACGGAATTGCTGATAAAACTTCTTTTACATTTATCTGACAATCAGACCATTTAAAAACTAAAGTTCCACCTACTTTTAGAACTCTCATGCATTCTTCAAATCCTTTTGAAATATCTTCTTTCCAATTGTCTTTATCAAGTTGCCCGTATTGCGCTTTCATAATTGACTTTTGGCCAACATATTTTAAGTGTGGTGGGTCGAAGACAACTAAGTTAAATATATTATTTTCAAATGGCATATTTCTGAAATCTCCCAAAACATCAGGTTTAACATTTACATGTTTTCCGTGAATATCAAATGTTTCTTGTCTAATATCCATAAAAGTGGTGTGTTCTTCATTTTTATCAAACCAAAATAGGCGGCTTCCGCAACAAGCATCTAAAATTTTTATGTCTGACATCCCTATCCCCCATTTCCAGTCAAAATCAGCAATCCGCTTTGTCTGTCTCTGATTTTGCTCGCTAGCACGTTTAAGTTGCTTTTGTGTCCTGCGTAATGCAGTCAAGTATTTCTTGTTCTTCAATCATCCTTCTAACCTTTCTAGTAATTCTGGATTTTCGTGTATATTTCCGATATTTTCGATTTCCCGAATTTCGTCTGGACACCCGTCTTTGTAGTTGTAAAATGGATCGTGTATATCTGCTTTATCAACTATGTTCCAACCAAAATCTACAAATTTTACTTGTCCTACGTACTCAGACAAAGAGTCGTTAAAAAGTCTGCAACACTTAACGATATCCCCATCAAACACCTCAATGCCGTTTTTATCTTTTAGGCCTGTTGATTGCATGAGGATATAATCGTCAAAGTTATCCTCGACAAAATGAAACGTCTCTAAGCGACCACAACGAAACTCATCATCTGCTAAGCTGCATCTATATATTTTGCGCACACTTAATTCAAAGCCGTCAACACCATACATCTTTTTGGTCTCTTTATTAAACGCTCTAAAATTCGGTATCATCAGAATTCCTCCTGTTCAATCAATCGTCTAATGACTTCTATACAAACTTCTGCGTTATCTTCGTCATAATTATCATCGTATTCATTGATAGCAAGTCTAATGTCTCTTACTAAATTTTTATTAATTAACATCGGTTATCCCCCATGCTCTAAATTTCGGTGTCGTTCCTCTTCCTCCAACCAAACCGCTAACATCACGCAATAATTAGCCATGTCGTTTAACGTGTCTGACAGGCTTTCTGAGACGTTTTTGTCGCTGCTTATAAGATTATATAGTCTGTTGTATTTATCGCCTATACGGACGACACCAGCGATAAATCCGAAGTCATTCAAAGACTTTTCGAACGAGTTCCCATAATCTGCATTTTTAGCTAAAAACATTTGATAATTTTCGTTGTATGCAGCTTGCATACTCTCTGCGTTTATTTTATCTGCCATACTATACCTCCTCAAAAAGTCATTGCTGCGTACATCAATCGCTTAACTTCCTTGTAATGATGTAACTTTGTATCTCTGTGCTTTTTGTTTAACTTTATAAAAAGCTCCGTTTCGTGGCTGTTTGGATTGTGATACTCTCTGTATGATTTAAGATACAGCTGCACATAAATATCTTCGTCAAAATAATCTTTAAACGCCTCGATAACGTATGGTCTTGGCAAGGTTTTTTCGGCGTCTGTTATTTGTAATGCTACATCTTATTTGCTCGGCTTTTTTGCAATCTACATCTAGCTTTTTAATTTGCCTTACAATCCCATTGTCAAAAATTTTGTAAAATTTATTTATTAATTCATCTGTCAATCTCTTCAATCCTCACTTTTATTCTTGGATTCTGACTGTATTTTTTCTTTGCTCTTAAATCGCATACGATATTGTCATCTGACCAAACGATACCTGATTTCTGTATTCTGTCGTAACCTGCATCGGAAATACTATCAAAAACAGCTTTAATCAGATTATCAATATCAGGCTTCTTAGCGTGCCATATAAGCTCACGCACGAAGTTCTGATATATTTGTATTGTTTTACCTTTAGAACGTTGTGTAGGCTCTTTTGATAGCGTTTTGGGGGCTTTCATGTAAAAGGTTACCTCTACCTTTATGCAATCATCGAAAAACGGTCCATCATAATTTTTTTCTATCCATCCAGAAACCTCTTTTCGCCATCTCTTCATCTTTGGATCTTCGTACGTACCAAATTTGCTGAACTTAGGTCTAGTTTGAGGTTTTGGTTCGATTGGTATTTCAAATTCTGTTTTAAAAGTCATATTCCTCTTCAATCCCTACCAACAATGCAATTCGTTTTGAGCTAGCTAACGCTTGATATGATTTAGTCATGTACTGTTCTATTGTTGCTTTTTTAATTCCAAGCCGTGCCGATAACTCTTCTTTTGTGCCAACGTCGACAAATTTGTCGTCATCATATATTGCATATATCCTTTGTTTCTTAACCATTTTTCAAAAATCCACACTCGCCCTAAAATTGTGTGTGAGCATTGGCAAGGACGAGTGTAGCAATTCTCCATATTATCGATTTTATCGATAAGTAGACTATTTCCTTTCTCGCTCGGAAAATATAGTTACTGCAAAGGCCGAGCTTCACTTTGCAATGTTAGTTAAAAAATCATTACTCTTTGTGTTAATTGATTAGCTCTACAATATTCGCAATGACCACAAGGTTTAGGTTTTTCTATGCCTTTTTTGACTGCTTCCAAGTGTTTGATGTTTTGAGCTAGGACATCTAACTCCAACTGCATAGCATCTAAATTTTGAATTCTGATGGCTCTAGTGTCTGGCGGTGTTTCCTTAGTCACCGCGTAAATAATAGGTTCAAATGGTTTATTGTATTTAGCTTCCAGCATAGTTTTATAAGTAGCCATCTGTAAGACGTAACCGTAAGCCTCAAACCAGTAAACTCGCTCTTGACCATTCCAAACCGTGTCGTCAATAGATCCTTTTGTCGTTTTAATATCAACAAAGTAACCTCTATCAACATTTAGACAGTCGATTTTACCCTTGAATTCAACCTCACCAATTAAACCTGTGATAGCGGCCTCTTTCTCTCCTTGATAGATAGCCGTAAAATTTTGGTCGCTTTTAAGAGCGTCAATCATATGTTCCGCAACTAAGTAATCCTTTTTTAATTGACCTTTGGTTGCCCCGCGACTCGAAATCATTTCAGAGCCATTCATTTTTTTAAATTCTTCATGAGCTTCCTCCCCCTCAAAGTAAGAGTGGACGTAATTCCCGACGAGCAGCGCAGTGTTATCTCTGGTATCTGTCCAATCCCCTCGTAATTCAGCAAGCGCCCTTGCTTCGCATTCTCTAAAACGCTTGTACTGACTAATAGACCAGTACTTAATTGATGATTCATTGCTATAATAGTCCTTTCCGAGCAAATCTAATTCCGTCATGGCATTAAGTCTCCAAGATTATCAAAGAGATTACCTTCGCTAGCTTTAATTTCACCAGTTTCTTGGTCAAAATCCGGAATTTCATCTGCTGGATAAGATGTGTCTTCTAAAACCGTCTTATTTTCGTCTGTGAGCGTTTTTTCTTCTTCGTCATGTAAATCTTCAGTCACGTCTTTCAAATTGCTAGAAGCGTCTGTTTTTTCGTTCTGGTGACCAATTAAATCATCAAGACTGTTTGTTTCTTGTGGCGTGACATCTTTGACTTGACGGTCATCAACAAACTCATCAGCAGTAGTCTTATTGATAGAATCCGCAAGAATGTCACTGTCATCACTAATGTTGATAAAGAACTTAGCAGCTCTATTGATGACTGTTTTCTTAGCCATCTCTTGTGGGAATTCTTTTTGTGTTCCGCCGCCTGTTTTTGTTTTTGACCAGGACTTATCGATTTCTTTTTTTGTCATCAATGTTAGCTTTTTATTGCCATCAACATCTTCGATAACGCAATAAGCTCCTTCAATTGGATTATCTTGGTTTTTCCAATGTGTTGAGTGTTTTTTAAATTTCTTTTCGCCATCTACGATTTCAAGTTCAAATTCATCACCTTCGTAGATAACTTCTGCTTTAATTGATTTGATTTTTTGTTGTTGGAGAAGAACAGCCATTGTCCCAAAATATGAACGTTGAAGTTGTAATTCATTTCCATAGACAATGAAATAGCATTGGCTTTTTGCTGGTGATAACCCTTGCGTTACCATTTCTAATAGTGCATTAGCAATCGAATCCTTTGTACAAACTTCAAGGGCGGGGCGCTTGTTTCTGTCTTTGGTCTTTAAAATTTTAAAGAATGCTGATTTTAAAGCATTTGCTGGAGCATAGTTTGGAGCAATTACCAAACCTTCATCTTGTAAAGAACTAATTTTTGAATTAACGATATCAGTGATATCTTTTTGAATTGTTACAATTTCACTTGCCATCTCTATTCACCTCCAAAAACCTGCTCAAACATTCCATTTACTATGCTTTTAATTTTTTGCTCTTTTGTTAACTCTGGAACATCCTCGCCATCAATAAATTTTAGGTCATATGATGCTTCGATAACTACAACATCACACCCAAGCGTTTCTGCCAAATTATCAATTTTTTCTTTTTGCATGTTGTAAGCTTCTTCTGGTAAAAATGATGCCAGATGAATGCTATCTGTAAGTTCTACATTATAAGCAAGTACATCTTTTTTGTTTTTGAAACTCTTTAAAAAACTTCCGTCTTCAGTGTTTCTTAGCACTACAATTTTTTCTTTGGTGTTCATTTCATTTCCTCTTTCTATGTTTCAATTGCCAATTTTCGGCTTTTAAGCTCTTCAACTGTTTCTTTAACTCTATATTTTCTTCAGCTTCTTTAAGATAATCAGACATCAAGTCGCTGTATCTACTTTGCCAATAACGACTAGACTCATATATTTCTTCATTCACGTCAGTCCTCTAAAATTCGTTGTTTGATCTTCCACTTACTGTCTGAATTAGTATCAACAAACATTTCTGGGTCTACATCAAATTCTGTGCTGATATATTCCATCAAGTCCTCGTCTGTATAGTCTTTAAATTCGTTGTAAGTCTGCCTTAGCGTAGGCTCTTCGCTGTCTCGTAAATAGTCAATTGTAAATATAAAAGCATCCCTAAAATTACCGTCAAACGTTACACGTTCGCCATTAATCCTAATTTCTACCATGATAGCTACCTGCGAATTTCTCTAGTCTATCTTTAATAAAGTCAAACATTGCTCGCAACTCATTGTTTTCTTTTCTTAGATTTTTGTTATTAATCATAATATCTGCCATAGAGCCATCTTTTTCTCGATATTCATCTTTTAAATGTTTAACATCTTCAGACAAATCAATGTTTTTAGACTTTAAGATTTCATTTTCAATTTTTAAGTCTTTAATCCTATTTTCTAATTCAGCTACTAATTTCAAATCTGGTCTATTTTCCAAAGTCAATCCTCCCTCTGCGCAGTCTTAACCGCCTGTATTCTTCAATTTTTTTATTTCGACTAGGTTCGTCTAGAGCCATGATTTTTGCTGCATGTTCTTCTGACAAGCTGAAAAATGTTGTTAATGTTAGTTCCATAATTTCATTCTTTCATCTTCCATTCCTTCAAATTCCATGATATGGCTTTTATCACAACCTTTTCGTATACGTGATGCAATTCTCTCTCCATACGCCTGTCTAATTTCAGCTGGTGTAAGATTTGTCGTGATGATTGTATTTGTACGCTTGTTAAGTAAGCTATATATAATACTTGTCGACCAATCGCTAACCTTTTCAGCACCTAAATCGTCCAAAACTAGATAATCAACCTCTTTTAATTTGTCCAACCAAAACGCCTCTTTACTAAAGTCTCGCTTTATTTCTGATAACAAATCAGTAACGTTTACAAGTAGTCCTAGCTTCTTCGTCTTATCTGACAGTCCTCTGATAATGCTGTAAGCTAGATGACTTTTGCCTCGTCCAGCTTTACCAGTCATGATGATATTCCCCTTGCCACCGCTAAACCAATCATTAGCCATCGCCTTAGCCCAAGAAAGCACCTCTTTATGTTTAGCCGTTTCTGCCCTGAAATTATCAAACGAGGCATTCTCTAATTCGCTGTCCATGATTGATAACTTTTTGAGATAATATAATCTTTTGTTTTCACGTTCCTTCTCATATTGCTTTTGGACGTGCAACTCATTTTGATTTTCCAATTCCTCTTTGTGACACTTAGGGCAAACTGTCAAACCAGTTTTAATGATTGTGATGTATCTACAATTATGTTTTTCGCAGAATGTGTCTTCTTCTTTTGTGTTTATTTGATAGGACAAAGCGATTTTAGCAAGTGCGTTTTCATCACCAAGTATCATATTCCGATACCTCTTCTTGTTTAGATTTTCTAGATTTCTCTTTGGTTTCTATTTGCTCAATTGTTGTAATGTTATCGTCTCTCCAATTACGTAAAATACCGCTAGCGTAGTTAAGATTAGTTTTTCCTTGAAGCTTAGTTCTTTTGATAGCTTCCTTAACTAAGTCAGGGTTATTTTCTTTAATCATTATGCCAATAGTTTCAATTTCCATAGGAGACAACAACCGACCAAACTCATTTTCTACAAAGTGGAAAATTGTCTCTTCTCTGTCCTTGTCTAATCTATTCTTATCTAGTCTATTCTTATCTAGTCTATTCTGTGGTACGTATTCGTTACGGAACTGGTACGACTTCGTATCGTCAACAATTATTTGGCTCTTTTCTTCTGTGTAAACAGTAGGTTTATACATATCCTTTCTAATGACATTATGTATTTTCCAATCTTTGATAAGGATAAGACCGCTATCAAAGTTCAAAACGAATTTTTTTGATAGCAATACATTCATATCGTCATTCCCTGCGCCAACATTTCTCATTATCCGCTTAGGCGAATCTACAAAACCATCATCATCTGCATGCATATTAAGATGGAAGTACAAATTTTGTGATGAAGCTGGCATGTCGAGAAAACGGTCTGTGTCAGTGATTATATTGCTAAACATCCTTTTTTGTGCCATTTATACCTCCTAGTTCCTAATTAAAATTGGATTCCATTTATCCATGTTTCAACCCTTTCATATAATTATGAAAATCATCATAAGCTTTCGCACCAACTTCCCAGCCGTGTGTTTCGATTGTCCATTTTTGTTTTTCTTCCTGTTTTTTTGGTTTTGTAAAAATAAAGTTAAATAATTTTTTCATTTTGTCTTTCCTGTCGCTTTCTTATATTCTTTTTTCCACTCTTCTGTGCCTCGGTATGCAAGGTATCTCTCTAACACTTCGGCTTTCATCAGTTTTCCATAGTTGTATAGCTGAGAATACCAGCGTGGCATTTTTTGCATCTCTCTTCTAATTGTTCCGACCTCGTCAGGTCGTAAGCTAAACGCAAGCGCTGCTGTTTCGTCGTTCAGGAGTATTGGAGTAATACTGACTTTTTCGACTGTGTATACTTCCATTCGCTGCCTCTCTTATGTTATAATTAAGTAAATTATTTTTTTATTTGAGTCCGATTCCCGTCGGACTTTTTTATTATCTAAATTCATCTAAGCTAATATCAAGTGCATCTGCAAGTTTTACCATATTAGTCCAAGACAAGTTTTTGATCCTCCCGCTTTTTAAATCACTAAAGTGGCTTTTATTAATCCCTGTTAGTTTTGCTAATTTATTCATATTGAGATTTCTCTCAAGCATTATTTTATTGATTTTTTCCCACATAATATTTCTCCAAAAATCAACATATTGTGTTCATTTTTTATTTATATAACAACATGTTGTGTCTTTCGTTCCTTTCTGATATAATTTATTTGAATATGACCTCTCACCGTTGTATTCAAAAAATTATGGACAGGAGGATAACGCTATGGATAAAAATGTTAAACAAGACCTTCTAGGTCTGATGTATATGTTGACTGAGGATGCAGACAATCAAATTATAATTTCAACTGCTGCTGGTACTTATGTCGGAAATTTTATACCAAAAGAAAAAAACGAAAAGTATCACACAGTTTATGCAATCAGTGACAAATTACATCAAATTTCAGATACTGAACAGACTTCATCTGATTCTGATGTGATTGTCTTAGTTGATGTGACCTTGATTTCATCTTCACATCAAGAATTTAAAATGCCGTTTGTCTACTTGTTTACAGACCAAATAATCGGTGTTTCGCTTGGGAAACATTCGATTGGTCAGTAATCTCTAGTTTCTCGGCTAGTGTTTTGGAATCTACTGTTATCGCAATAGATTCTTTTTTATTTCCGCTATACGGATATTGTTTTGGTCTCATATGTTTCCTTTCTAAGCAATGTCTTCCTGTTCAATTAGTGGCAAAATATTGTTGTCTTTCAGCAACTCGTATAGGAACAGACGTCCCTTTTGTGTCCACGTCGTCGTCACATTGGCTCTTGTATAGCCGTTTTTGTCTTGATAATCAAATGTGTGACTGTCTGTGTAACCTTTGCCCATATGTCGTTTATAGAGAATCCATTGTCCATTCACTTTGTGCTGCACACCAAATTCTAATAGTGTTTTATTGAATTTATTAGCAGACATACCATAATCAGCAGCAATCTGTGTTACTCGCAAAGCTCCCTTGCTCTCAATGATTAGATCAAGATAACGCGCTTGCTTTTGAGCTTCTTTTAAATCTAACTGCAATTGATTATTTTCCATCGTTAAGTTAGTGATTTTCTTATCTGCCATGAGCAAGGCTCTAGCCATGATTTTCTCAGGACTATTGAAGTCTTTTTCAACCTGAATGAAGTATTTGCGTACCTTTGCCCCTTCATCTGTTTTAGAAATCATTGCTAAGTTTTTAGCAGCATCTAAAGATAAAGCATAATCATGGATTTCTTTAGTGCCTCCATATTGATTTAGCTGTGTAGTTGTAACTACGGGGCTAAAATCATACCCTTCTTCAAGAATTTTGAAGTTTTGTTCTACCCATTGGCTAAAGCGTGTTTTAACTTTCAGGCCTTTGTGCAAATCTCTAGCGCTTACGATAGGTTCTTGATTGTCATTTAGTGTTACTGTGATAAGATTATTCATATTATTCCTTTCTATCTGATTTTTAAATCTGAAATAACTTTTAAGACAAAACGATTTGACGCTGGGTCTTTTTTTCGTCCAGCAAGAATGTTCGCCACATCTTGCGGTTCTTTGCCATAAGTAACTGCTAGATCAACTTGTTTAAGGTTGTTATCAAGCAAATACTTTTTAATTTTTTCGATGGCAATTGTGTTATCGGGCATTTGTATACCTCCTTTTTCAAAAATAAGTAGAAAATATTAATAAAATATACGGAAATCGTTATTCTGCTCAATAATTTTTGTAACCATCTTGATTTTTTTGACTTACAATCTTATAATGAAAGTACCTTTATTACAAAAAAGGAGTTGATGCAAATTGGCAAAATTTTTGAAAGGTACTGTGACTAGATGAGTTATATAAGCTAGGTAACAACAATGTTTTTTATCGAAGACGTTTAACACACGGAGCCTGACGCTGACTATAAGGGCGACTGCAGCGCGACTTATAGCAGGCCTGTCAGATAACTGCCGAGTGGCGTCCAAGGACTAGTTTATACATGCTGAAAGCAGTGTCGGAAGCAGGACCGACGAAGTTTCAGCCAACAGTTTACACCTGTTGCTCAGTCTTAATAAAAACTTGTAAACACTTTCCAATGTGTAATAACGGAGAGTGTTTTTTATTGAGCAGAATAATTTCCGTAGCACCATCTAGATAGCAGCTAGGTGGTGTTTTATACTTTTAAACAAAAAAGTACGCTATCCAATCGATAACGTACATGATATAATATTGACTGGCACTACTATACCTGCCTTAGCTAAGGAGGTGACGTCTATGTGCGAAACTATCTTCACAACTATCATCGCACCGCTATTGGTTGGAATAATCCTGTTATTAATCCAGAAATGGCTTGATGACAGTGCTGATTAGTGCTTCTATTGCAAAATAGAAAAAACCCCTTGCATTTGTAGGATTTTGCAAGGGGTTTTTATGTTCGCCTATGCGCGACGAAACTATCTTCACTTCCCCTATATCATATCACATACGATGTTCAATTGTCAAAGAACTTGTAAGCAAGAAAGTTAGTAAAAAATAACATTTTTGTGTTGACTTATTTTACACGTTAATGTAAAATGAAGGCATAAGAAAAACCTAGTTATAACCTTTATAACTCTTTTATATTCCGCAGTTCCCCAACTACTTAAAAAGATTTGTAAAAAGTTTAACTTCGTTTTTTACTAACTAACTATCTTACAAAAACTATTTTACTCTATCGTGTGAACTAAGTCAATAGTTTTACTCGAAAAAGTTAAATATTTTTTGTCATACTTTCAGAAAGGTTAATATGACAATGTTTGAGGTGTATTCAAGAATTGAAGCCTTAGCTAAAAAAAGAGGGGTATCTCTCCAAAAGGTCGCAACTGATATAGGGTTGAGTGAAAACTACATTTATAATTTAAAAAGTAAAAAAACGGCTAATACAGACCCAATAGAAAAAATAGCAAACTACTTTAATGTTTCTACCGACTATTTACTTGGCAGGACAGATAATCCTAAGATTGCGCAAGATGGGCACACTTCGGTCGCAATTGATCTAAAAAAAGATGCAGAAGAGACTTTCTTCTTCGACGGTCACGAACTCAACGACGAGGATATAGACCTTATCACATCTATATTGGAAACGCGCATCAAAAATAGAAAATAGAGAGGACTACTCTATGATGACACCAGAAACAGTCTGTCAGGAAAAAGGAATCGATTTAGTGTACTTTGACGGTAGGGGTACAAACACCCCTGGAATGTTTAATAAAAAACACAACGTCATTGCGATTGACACCTATCTTGACGGTATATATAAACACAAAGTCATCTATCATGAACTAGGACATAGAGAACATACTGCGAGTTATTACAAACTAAACAAAGAAAAAGCAGAGCTACAAGCAGATAGATGTATGATACACCATCTCTTAAAAGAAGAGCTATCCTATTGGGATAATATGGAGGATTTCAACTACATCCAATTCATGAAAAAGTATGAACTGACCTCAATCGCTGACGAAGTGATGGTCAAGGAAGAATTAAAGCTTTTAATTAGTTAAGGAGATAGGCATGGATATAGCTAAATTAAAAGGATTTGCCATAGCAGCTGCAGGGAAAGCTAAAGAGGGTGCAATTAAAGCTAACGAACTAAGAAAAAAAGCCTCACAAGAAAGCAAAATAATTCTACCCCCTGCCCTAAATTTAGGACTAGGAACACCAACGACCATACGAAAAACCATAGATGGAAAATATTATATTGGTTTTTATTCTGAAACTCCTGAGCTTTATGAGTTTGTTAACCTTCAATTTGATGGCTCACGAATCATTGAAAAAACAGTAACAAAAGGGAAAACTACTCAAAAAGGGCGTTCTGGTAGTGTTCTAGGAGGAGCAGCAATCGGCACAGTTTTGGTGCCAGGCGTTGGAACCATTATCGGTGGAATGGCTGGTGGGGCTAGAAAGAAAAAAGGAACCATTAACACTACTGCCACAACTACTTCTGAAGAAATACCTGGAAAAGCAATGATAACCTTAAGAAATATACAAACCGGAGAAGTTAAAACCTTAAAAACTAAGCTTACGCAGGCTCAGTACGTAAATGTTAATAATTTCTTTAAATAAAAAAAGCCCCACGCTCAAATTTGGCGAGGAGAGCGTGAGGCAAAACTGTACAATAAATCAGGCATTAAAAAGCCCTTTTTATTGTACCCATTTTAACAAAAAATGAGGTAAAAAACAATGTGGCACGAAGAACAGGCAAATGGCAACATAAAGTTTATTGAATATTATAAAGACCCTTATACAGGAAAACGTCAACGGGCTTATGTCACGCTTGATAGATATACAAAACAATCCGAAACAAAGGCACGGAGATTACTTAATGAGATAATTGAATGCAGGATAAAATCTTCCGGAGATCAATTTGTTCGATTTGGACAATTGGTGGAAGAGTGGAAAACATCACATTCGAAAACTGTAAAAGCAAGAACCATGAAAGTTTACAGACATCCAATTGAAAAGATTAAGGATTTTATCGGAGATGATGTTCTTGTAAAGAATATTGATGCTAGATTACTACAAAAATTTATAGATTATTTGAAGGACAGGTATTCAGACAATACCGTCAATTTAATTAAACAACCACTCAATATGATGCTTAATTACGCTGTTAGAATGGAGTATATTATGTCTAATCCAATGAAAAATGTTGTCACTCCTAAACGTAAAAAGATGTCAAAAAAGCAACTTGAAGATAAATATCTAGAAACTGAACAGAACCAAAAAATTATTGAACAATTAAGAGATCCTATTTATGGCAATCATATCGCAAACTTTTCTGAGATTATTTTTTTAACAGGAATGAGACCAGGGGAACTATTAGCACTTAGATGGGATCATATTGACTTTGAAAAATTAAAGATAAAGATTGAGTATACTCTCGACTACACAACAAACGGGCATGCAAATGCTGAATTAGGTTCTGTTAAGAACGACGGCTCATATCGAACAATAGACATACCTCTGAGGGTTAAAGAGATGCTAGTCGAAGAGTTAAATTACCAAAATACAAATGACTTACGAAGCGATTTTGTTTTTATTACTAATAAAGGGAAACACCTTTCCATAAATACAATAAACCGTAGGATAAAAAAGACATCTGAAAAATTATATGGTATAGTAATTACTAGCCACTCATTCAGGCATGCACACATTACTTTATTAGCCGAATTAGGAATACCGCTCAAATCCATTATGGATAGAGTTGGGCACACTGATGTCAATACAACAATAAAAGTTTACACCCATGCCACTGATAAGATTGGTAAACAAATGATGGACAAAATAAATAAATTTGTCCCTATTCAGTCCCTTTAG